AGCTTAACATTGTTAATCCTTATTTAGCAGGAGTAAAACAAAATCAAGGTTTATCTGCATTTAAAGTTGTAATGGATTCTACAAATAATACACCGGATTTAGTTGATAGAAATATATTGTATGGTCAATTATTTTTACAACCAACTAGAACGGCTGAATTTATTATTTTAGATTTCAATATTCAACCTACCGGGGCAGCTTTCCCTGAATAGTAAAAAGTTTGAATCAAGGCAGAATTTAGGTTCTGCCTTTTTTACTGTACATATATTTATATTAAAAATATTGAGGATACAATTATGCCATACGATGGAACGCAATCAAATTTGCAAAGTTTTATAAATGATGCACCAACTAACGGAAATGGAGCTGGCTCTCCTGACGGTACTGGGTATTATCCAAATACATTAACTGACTTTGGAATAGAAACTAATTTTTATGATAAAGCATTTTCGTGGGAACCAAAATATCAACATAAATTTATTTTGCAAATAGATGATATCCCGGGATTTTTAATTAAAACATCTGCTAAACCTAGTTTAACTAACGGTGAAGTTGTTTTAGATCATATCAATGTAAAAAGAAAACTTAAAGGAAAGAGTTCTTGGAATAGTATTGCAATCACAATGTATGATGCAATTATGCCATCTGGAGCACAAGCAGTAATGGAATGGGTTCGTTTACACCATGAATCTGCAACGGGTAGAGATGGATATGCTTCCATGTATAAAAAAGATATTACATTGCATTCTTTATCTCCATTAGGTGAAATTATTGAAGAATGGAAAATTTACGGAGCATATTTATCAGAAGTTAACTTTGGTAGTTTAGATTGGTCTGCAGAAGATGTAGTAATGATTGATGCTACATTGAATTATGATTGGGCATTGTTAAGCTATTAAGACTTAATAGATGGGTGGAAGAAATTTCACCCATTTTTCTTGTTCTTACATATTTATATTAAAGTTATAAAAAGGAAAAGTTTATGCCAGTAACAGATCGTTTATCCGATAAAAATTTAATTGAATTAGCAAAACAGCAGTACGAAAACAAACAAAAAAGTACAGTACCATCTGTATTAGTTCCACTGCCAAGTAACGGACAAGTATATCCAGAATCAAGTCCATTGCGTAAAGGACATATAGAAATGCGGTATATGACTGCATATGATGAGGATATTTTAACTAATTCAACTTATATCAAGCAAGGCATAGTATTAGATAAACTAGTTCAATCATTGGTATTAGATGCAGTTAATATTGATGATTTAATAGTTGCAGATAAAGAAGCAATGATCATTGCAGCTCGAATACATGGATATGGACATGAATATGGTGTAACTGTTATGGATCCTAACACCGGAAAAGCATTGCAACGTGTATTAGATCTTTCTAAATTGCAAATAAATGCATTGCAACTGCAATCAAATGCAGCAGGAGAGTTTGATTATACAGACATTGGAATTGCAATTAAATTCAAATACATTTCACGCAAAGAAATAGAATCAATATCAGATGACCACGCCGTTTCTGATTTCTTAAAATTAACAATTACAGAAGTTAACGGAACACGTGCGGAACATGACATTGATAAGTTTATACGATATCAAATGACTCCAATTGAATCTAAAAAATTCCGGAAGTTTGTTGCAGATAATATGCCAAGTATAAAACTAGAATCACAATTCACCGGTGAAGATGGAGGCACCTTTACTGCCGGGTTTCAAATTAAAGCCGACTTTTTTTGGGTTTAAACCAAAAGACCGCATATCATTACATGAAAATATATTCAATCTGATTTGGTTTGGAGAAGGACGATGGGACTGGGATACTATTTATAATATGCCAATACAAATTAGGGCATTATGGACTCGCAAAATTAATCAGATAATAGCAATGCGAGAAGCTCCACCAGAACCCACCAACAAATCTGCAAAATCGGCGAAACTACCTAATTCAGCTAGATCCGTAAAATCCACCTAACATATATTTATATGTATATGATATCTACTACAAATATAGCATTAATTCAGCATTTGAAACGGCATCCTAAACAAGGGACGACTGATCCACCAAAGCGCGTTACTGAATCAACCAAAAATAAAGCTGAAATCGCCGCTGCTTTACAAGAAATGAAATCCGGATTAAGTGACTTAGGCGAAATGGTTAATGATTATTCTGCTGTTGTAGATGCATTAAATAAAGAAAATTTAGGCCTACAAAACGGAATTGGTAAATTAGCTAAAGTTTTTGATGATTATGAAACGTCTATAGTAGCTACAATTAAATCTGCAACTTTTTTAGAACAACGAAATAAAGCTCTAAATAAAAGTTTTGGAATAACATCTATAACAGCCGCAGCATTAGGTGAAAGTTATGATGCTATGGCGGAGACATTAAATACTGGCGGCGAGAATATAAGAAAATATGCACAGAATGTCAACGCCATGCTTCCCGGGATGGCAAAAATAATTGCAGGTAATGAAAAATTTAGAACTAGATTATTAGGTACTAATCAATTTTTAACCGAACATGTGGGATTAACGGCAGACGTTTCAAATGGATATGAAATGTTTGCTGCAGGTGCTGGCCAAAATAGTGTAGAATTATTAGCTGCAACATCTCAGTGGGCAGCTGCATTTGATGAAGCAACCGGATTAACAGGAACATTTGCCGGAATAATAGGCGAAATAGGTGAGATGTCAGCTGATATACAAACAACCTATAATAAAATGCCTGGGGCATTAGAAAAATCTGTTGTTAAAGCAAAATTATTAGGTACATCATTTGCAAAAATAGAAGCAATGGCAACTAAGATGTTGGATATTGAAACTAGTGTCGGCCAAGAATTAGAATATCAATTACTAAGTGGTAAGCGTTTAGTTAATCAAGAGGGAGAAAGTATTACTGAAAAACTTCGAATAGCAAAATTGTCAGGTAATCCGGAAGAACAAGTCAAAGCAATGAATGAGTTATTAAGTAGTCAAGGAGATATTATTGACGGAAATAATTATTATGCTAAACAACAACTTGAAAATTTAACCGGATTTACCGTAGCAGAATTAACTCGTCAACGTCAAACTCAAAAGTTGATGGAACAAGGCGGAATGGATAAAGCTAAAATTGAAGAATTCATGAATATGGATCCAACTAGCTTTACAAAAGCATTAAAGGATGTAACAGATGAAAATTCAAAGACATTATTAACAAAACTCAAAGAAAGTGAAGGCCAAAAAACTACAGATGAACTTTATTCTGATATGTTGAAGCGAGAACGCACAGAAGGTATTAGAGTGATGTTAGGTGGCGTATCACAAACAGCCGCGATAGCAGGTGCTAGAACAGAAGTTCAAGGATCTGAAAAAGCATCAGCTGAATATATTCAAAAGTTTGCTACATCAGGAGCAGCTAATGCAATTGGACAACTTCAATTAATGGGATCTACAATATCAGCCACATTAACTCCGTTAGAAACATTTGGTGCAACCCTTCCAGCTATTGGCAAAACCATGGAGAATTTTGTAAAAGAAACAAAAGACTATGTAAAAACGGCATTTGGAGACTCAGAAACCGGTGCACCAACTGGTGATGTAGACGGAGACACTCCAACACCGGTGGCAACTCCAAAAAAAGTAGGAGTAGGAGATGGTATTATACAATTTGATCCGGCAGATAAATTTACCACAGTTCAATTATTAGCAAGTACAGAACGAGGACAACTCAACAAAGCCGCAGAAACATTAACCGGTGGAGGTAATAACGGAACAGCTGTCGTAGATCCAGCTCCAATAGCTGCAGCAATAATGGCTGCATTATCTAAGATGTCAGTGTCTGTCAATTATGATGTTGGTAAAGCAGCAGAAGCAGCTAATTTTAAATTTAATCAATCAATTAACGGATAATTATGCCAAATCGACCAATTATAGCAGATTCATTTAAACTAGTTGACCCATACAGTCAAGCTAATCGACAACAAAAACATTTGGCAGCAGTTGAAAAATTTAGAAAGCAACAAACAGATAGTTCAATACATTCTAATCGTTTTGATTCTAATGATAACATAAAAAATGCCGCTATTGGATATGCAGCTAACGTATTAGGATCATATACCGGAATACCGCAAGTGTCTGCAATTGCTACTAATTTATTAAGTATTAATTCACCAAACGTTCCTAGATATTCAACATCGCCATTCAATCAATTATACAATATTCCTGGCCTAGCATACAACGATTTCAGATCTAGAAAATCAAAAATAGGATTAGGTCAATCAGCTGATATTAGATTGGATGGGGCAACCGCTGCATTAAGTTTAACAGAATTAAAAAGAACCGGAGGAACGGTTAGTTGGAAAGCTGCATTATATGCCGGGGCATCAGCTGCACCAGGAGGCGTTTATAATTTATTCAACAGAAACAGTGCCGGGACATTTGGATATGGTTGGGGAGACCATGGTAATCCAAATGCATTGCGTAGAGATTTCACAATGCGTAGTCACGTATCATCTAGATGGTCTTTCACCGGAAACGCATGGAAAACAACAGTTAATCCAATGCAATTAGCAACACCATTCCGGGGAGATAAAGTAAATGTTATTGATTATCGCAGCGATGCTAGTTTGAAAAATGCATATCAATGGAGAACTGCAGATTCGCTTTTTGGAATTAAAGGAACGGAAAACTTTGCAAAATCAATGGGCGAAACTAGAGATTTTATAAAATTTTATTTTACTGGACCTAAATTAGCTCCGCACACAATAAATGATAGTAAAATAACAGATGATATTATAGTGTTTCGTGCTACAATCGGCCAAATAACAGATTCATTTCAACCACAATGGACACCGGTTAATATGATTGGCCGCGCAGATCCAAATTATCATTATTCATCATTCTCCCGAGACTTGAGCATGGATTTTGTAATTTATGCTACGGATAGAGATGAACTTAAACCTATATATAGAAAGTTAAATGCATTAGCAGGATATACTGCACCAGATTATATGGCTGCACAATCAATTGGATTAACAGGCCCATGGATGCGTATTACAGTAGGAGATTTATTCAATCAAGTACCAGTTGTTATTTCTAGTTTATCATATACATTTGGAGATAATGAATCGCCATGGGAAATTAACATAGAAGAAGATCCAGAAAATATGCAAGTGCCATTCAAGATACAAGTGTCAATATCATTCTCAGTTATATCTGATTGGTTACCTCAAAAAGGTGGACAATTTTATTCATTATCTAAACGATTTGATAAATACGGGTCATTAGCTGGTAGTGATAATTGGTTAAGTGATAGTATGCAAATGTTTTGGAATGAATTAGCCCGCGGCGGAAAAGATTTAGCTAGCGAACGAGCAAAATTATATGAACAATTTAAAAATACTGGTACTATTAAAGGCGTAACGGATATAAAAGATCCTGCAGGATCTCAAACAGGAACAACACCACCAAAACCTTAATAAGCTTATGGCAAGATATCTAAATAAAACAATGAAAACTAGTTCGGAAAAAACTAGATTGCAAACAACAATTCTTCCCAATATTGTTGGTGCCAATGATACATACATAGAAACAATTACGCCAGAACGCTTAGATGCATTAGCAAATCAGTTTTATGGCGATACGTCGATGTGGTGGGTTATTGCGGCCGCAAATGGGATAGGTAAAGGAACTATTAGAGTTCCAATTGGAATGATTTTAAGAATACCAAACATTACAGATGTTATGACATATGTTACACGAAAAAATGCAATAAGATGAGCCAAATATTTTATTCAGAATTAGATAAAAATTTACAACAAGAATTAAATGCACGAGCGAATGCCGGCGTTGGTGATCGTAGTGAAACTGCATTGCGTTATATGACTGAAAAAGTTGCAAATGTTTCTTTAACTGCATATGAAGGGAATAAACGAGATAAAACAAAAGTAGTTCATGAACTAGGAGGTCGAACCGTACTTACGGGAGAATATTTACCAGGAGGCGATAATGGCTATTTAACCGAACGAACATATACGTTAGGTGAAAGTCGTTGGCTAGTTAACGAGCCTGGATATGGATTATCTAGAGCTGAAGCTGCAAATATTTATCAATATAACGTCGACGATATTACAGCAAATGAATCAATAACGGCTAAAACATACACGAATAAGTCTTACAGAATTCCGCCATTTATAACTCAAGCATCATTGCAAATCAATGATAATTCAAAAGGCACAACAAATAAAGCAACAATCAACATAACAATTCCTAATCCAGATCGAGATTTGAATTATATGGAATCTGTATATGCTAGACCCGGCCGATATTGTATGGTTCGAATTGAACATCCAGATTCCGCATTAATGACATTAAACAATCCTGATATTCAAGGAAAGTTATTGCCATCATCATTACCTGCTAGGAATTTAATTAAAGAACGTTATCCAGAAGCTGATATGGAATATGATGAATTGAGAAAAATGAATAAAATTCAATTTGAAGGATTAATTACTTCATTTGAATATTCATATAATCAGGATGGTACTATTAGTATGACAATATACATATTAGGTACAAGTCAAACATATACTGATTTATCTATGATTATGCAGACTAATGCCACAGGGTCAATAACCGGAAGTAATTCTGAAACAATCACTCCAGCATCAACATTTTATACAGAAATATATAACGAAGTAAAATCACGATATGACATAAAAGCAGCTAAATCGTCCGGAGTGCCTGCAGACCAACTTGCAGATCCGGATTGGGCATTTGGAATTAAAAGTGAAGGCGGTGGATGGTTTTGGAATTATCAATCAATATCTGGAAAATATTCTAATAGTATAACTTTAGACTATTTAATAGATTTTATTAATAGAAAAATATTAAGTAAGTTAAATGATGTAGTAAATTCACCGAGAATATATTCATCTAAAGAAGCTGGATGTTATAGTAATTATTATCCATTTTTAGGATCATCGAATCCAGATAATATATTATTAATATCTAATACAGCTGACCAAGAGTTAATAGAATCTGATTCATATGGCCTATTACGCGCGTTGGATGCTGATACTAGAAGCGCTCCTAGAAAGTGGATTGATTTTGTTGAAAGCACGGAAGGTTCTGAATGGAAAGATAAAGAAGTTCTTTTATGCGTTCCGGGTAATATTTATATAAATTTAGAATTAATTAATTCTATATCAAAAAAATTAACAACAGCTAATAATGAATTTACCGTAGGCTCATTTTTAAAAGAAATTAGCAACGAAATAAGTAGTGCGACGGGCGGAGCAATTTCAATGAAATTAATAACCGATCCAGAAGATTTAACTGTTATGTATTATCGAGATGTTAATTGGTTTAAAGATACATCTAGTCCACAACCATACTTAATGCCAATGTTCGCATCCAGTCCTAATGGCACTCTAGTTAGAGACTTTAAACTTAGTGCAAAACTTCCAAGTAGCGTTCAAAGTTTAATGTATTCAATTAATAGCACAGATAAAGTTACAGAAAGTCAATTAGGCCCGTATATAAGTTTCATGTATAATAATGGTACCTCTACTAGAACACCACAAACTGTAACTACAACAGACGGAAACTTAATAACAGTTGATGAAATGACTGCATATGGGGGTGGAAAAGAATTAACGGAAAAATTAGCTAATGAATATAAAGCTGCTCATGAAAAATATGTCTTAGAATTATTAACTGCTAGAGATACATTCGGACGAGATCCTAGATCGGAAACAAAACGTAATGCAGTAAAATCGGCATTAATAAAATATTTACAATATCCATTCCCAACAATACAACAAACTAATCAAGTAGCAGCACCTACATTTCCAATTGACGCAGAATTTACAATTGATGGAATTAATGGATTAAGATATGGTGATATTATAGATTTTCCGGCATTGCCAGAAAAGTATCGTACGAATAGTACATTTACTATTAAAGGTATAACTCATTCAATTTCAACTACGGGTGAATGGACCACTCAAGTATCATGTTTAATGCGTCCAAAATTTGATTGATATGAGTAGATTAAAGTTAAAATATAGTAAATCAGAAATTACAAATAATTTGTATACATTTGGCGACGAATGGATGACATCAAACAAACAAGAATACAAAGGATTATATCATCGATATACTTTAACAAATGAAGCATATACTGGAGCTGAATGGAATGAATCAACATCTCAAAAATTATGGCCATTAATTAAAGAATCAGAATTAGTTGCAACATACAATCAAATTAAAAAACAAGATGTAAAACAATTCAATAAAATATTACCTATACAAATCAACATAACACCGCAAGATGCAATGAATGGATATATCTATAGATATTTTTTAAAAAAATCAAATGAATCGATCTACATTGAAATTGATGTTACGCAGTTTAATTCATATCAACGCAGTTTAGATACCAATTTATATATTGCAAGTGCATGTAAATGGTATATTGCTGGACCAAAAGAAACTCAATTATCTCCAGTAATAATTCCAGGTGTTGTTGAATTGAATACATTAGCAATTCAAGAATTACAAAGAAAATTACCAGGCATTTCTCAAAAATTAACAAATCCATTAGAATTCTATACAGACACTGATTTTGTTGTTCCGCGCGATATTAATCTTGGATAATTGAAATTTTTTTCATATTATCTAGTATGATAATGGACCATGAGCAAGATGTATTAAATTTACTAGATCACATACAAGATCGTAAAACATTGCTTGTGCCTATTTTTTCTAGTCCCACAATACATGTAACATGTAATCCGCTAGTAGCAATATACATATATTGTGAAACTGGGGATGAATGCATTGTTCCAATACGACATACTGAACAACTAAGGGGCTTCCTTGAACTTGTCCCGAGGTTTCTAGAATTACGCAATATCTTTATCCACGACAAGAAGCAATGGATTCAAACGGGAGGAAATGGGGATGTATGGGATGTTAAAACATTGTGGTGGTATACTTATGGAGAAGCATATGAAGAAAATCATTATCCAACCGCCGCTCATCAATTTTATTGGAGACGGCACGCTGCATTGCCCCATGTTAACGCAGTAGTGCCATTGCAGAAACATTTAGAAATGTGTCAAAAGATACGACATTATGCTTGGCCAATGTGTATGAATGCAGAAATGACAGATTCATATAAACGGTTCAATGATACATATCCAGCAACATTTGCACAAATTGAATCTGCAGGCCTGCAAGTTACAGAAACATTTCGAATGCCAGAAATAGTTAAGGATGGTAAAGTATATTCACAATACAATTATCACACAATGACCGGGCGTCCTAGTAATGCATATAGAGGTTTTAACTTTGCAGCAATGAATAAAGAAGATGGAACTCGTTCTGCATTTTGTAGTCGTTATGAAAATGGTGCACTTGTAGAAATGGATTTTGATTCATATCACGTTAGACTGATTGCAAAACTTATTGGGTATGAATTGCCCGTATCATCAATACATGATTACTTAGGACAATTTTATTTTGGTGTAACGGAATTAACTGAAGAGCAAAGGGCTGAAAGCAAACAGATTACATTTAGATTGCTTTACGGAGGAATTGATTCAGAATTCTTATCAATACCATTCTTTCGGCAAGTAAACACATTCATATACGAGTTATGGGCTAAATGGAAATCAAAGCATTATGTAGAAACGCCTGTTCTTAAACGCAAGTTAACTGCAGATGCATTAAAGTCGATGACTGCAAATAAATTGTTTAATTACTATTTACAGGGCTTAGAAACAGAAGTATCTGTGCAAAAATTGCAACAAGTACAAGGCATATTAAAAACCAACCAAACACGTATGATACTTTATACATACGATTCAATTTTGTTTGATGTTGAATTCTCAGAAGCAAAAACCATATTGCCGCAAATCAAGAACATGTTAGAACAAGGAAATTTCCCGGTTAAATGTAAAGTTGGCAATATTTATGATAAAATGAATACTATCACAATATGAACATAGATTTAATTTTAACGGAGTGGTGTTACAGACTACCAAAAGGTTATCCTTCAACTGCAAGAGACTACGAAGTACTATATGAGGTTCTTCTAGAAGTTGCAGCAATATCTACTGATGAAGCTCGAGAAATTGTAGAACGAGCTAAAGGAAGTGTAAAAAAAATTATAACAGAATCTATACAATTTGATTCTATAGAAAATCAATTATTAATAAATGCAATTTCTGAAGCAGGTAAAGCAGACCAATTTAAAAACTTTTTAAATTTACTTCCAACCGAAGCTGATGCTGCAACATTACAATTTTTAAATGGTATGCAACAACAACAATGCATTGATTTTGCAAACATGTTGTATTCACAAGATGGTATTTCCGAAGAATCATTAAATCAAATTAATTTTAGAAGCGGTTTAGCATATGATTTATTTAGAATTGAACCAAAAGGATTAGGCAAAGGAGAAATTTTCTTAGCTGCACTGGTTAATGGTGCACAAATTAATGGAGGTGGATCTTCTTTTGATATGACTGCAAATGGTCAACCTTATGAAATTAAAGATTATACAGGTGGTAAAGGTAATGCAAAATCTATTCGATTAGGTACTAAAGGTAGTGTTACTAGATTCAAATTTTGGGATGAAATAGTAACCACACTAAAACGGCTTGACCAATTACGCGGAACAATGGAAAATCCAAAATTTGATTTTCATAAATATTTCAATGATGCATTGTTAAGTGCAATTGCATATTTGGATGAAAGGCGCGCATTTATTTTAGCTGGCAATTTGAATATGAAAGATAAAGGCTACTTGATGCAATTCTATCGAGAAGCAAATGCAATGAATTCAGACATTCAAGGTTTCACTAACATTATTTTACGAGGCCCAAATGCAACACCTGTAGAATTATCAATTGAGCCTATAACAAAAACACCTGATGGATCATTGGTAATAAAACCAATTGATGACGGAAGCCAAGATATTACATATATTAATGCAGAGTTACGTCGTTTAAAGTATGTCAGAAATCCGGATGCATTAGATACGGATTTGCAAGAAGCTGTAGATTCAATCGTTGCTGGCGATTTACAATTTATTGTGTTTAGAAAAGATCGCATCCGCGTTACAAGAGATTTCAGATATGTAGTAATAGATGCAGGTAAAATTAGAATAATTGAAAAAGCAATTGGTGCGGATAAAATTGATTTGAGTGATGTAGAAATAAACGAGGAAAATGAATGGTAAAGACGCAATTACTTTGCACTTTTGCACATAAGTCAGATTTAAACATAGTAGTAGATTACATACAGCAAAGTTACATAATACCAGAACAACGAATATTTGTATTTTCAAATGCAGAAGCAGCAGACAATTTGTATTGCACATACAATGCAGATGCTGGAACACAAAGAGGTCAAAATACAATAAGCATACATCGTAAAAAAGAAACCAATACATTGTATACAGTAAATGCACTTAATGAAATTATTCGCACAGTAAATAACGGCGTACTAGATAAAACATACATGTTAAATTGGGTAATGTATGAAAATTCTTTTATTCTAACAGACGAAAGCGGATATCGTATAATACCACTTGTTTTCTTTAAGAAAATTAGCTGGAAGTAATATTTATATATAGGAACAGTCATGATTAAATTAAAAAATTTATTACAAGAACAAGCAGATAATAAAAACTTTCAACTTGTTATTAATAGTGCCGAATATGATAAAAATATCGGCGGAATGGTATATGTAACATATCAAGGTAGCAACACAGCTGATAAAAGCGATTTTCAAGATATGATAAATGACATCAAACAAGAAATTGAAGATGAGAATGATCCAACGGGTGCATATGATCAAACACGTTTGGTATCTGATATTAAATTTGATTGTGAATTAAAAGTAGGATCTGATATTATTGATTTTACTGTTACCTTTGATGAAGATGGGGATATTCAAAATGTAGAAATACAAGATGAAACCATTGCAAGAAAACATGGAATAAATGATCAAGTAATTTATGATTATATATTCTAAAAAACTTAACTAATTAACTTTGATTTACCCCATTAATTATTTATATTATAATTAATATTTTATTTTATTAACCACTTAAAACAAGGATTTAAACAATGGCTTTAAATTTAGACGCTATCAAAGCGAAACTTAATCAGTTAAACAAATCTGATGACAAAAAACAAAATTTGTGGAAACCTGAAGCAGGTAAAACGCGAGTAAGAATTGTACCTTACGTTCATCGCAAAGACAATCCATTCCTAGAATTGTATTTTCATTATGACATCGGAAAGAAGTCTATGCTTTCTCCAATCACATTTGGTAATGCAGATCCAATTGTCGAATTTGCAGACAAACTTAAAAAGACTGGCGATAAAGATGAATGGCTAATGGGTCGTAAAATTGAACCTAAGATGCGTACTTATGTTCCCGTTATTATCCGCGGTAAAGAATCTGAAGGAGTTAAGTTTTGGGGATTCGGTAAAACAATTTACACCGAACTATTATCAATCATTTCAGATCCAGATTATGGTGATATTACAGACCTAATTAATGGGCGTGATATTGATGTAGAATTTACTCCAGCAGAGGGTGGAGCATTTCCTAAAACAGCAATTCGTGTTAAGCCTAATACTCAAGCGGCAACAGAAGACAAAGAAATTGCACAAAAGATCATGAATCAACCACAGATTACTGATTTATTTCCAGAACCAACTTATGACGAATTAGAAAAAGCATTAGCTGAATGGATGAATCCAGAAAATGCAGATTCTGATGTTGAAGAAGAGGAAGAGGCAGAAACAGTAGCACCTGCTCCAACTAAAGCGGCAAAACCAGCAGCAACAAAACAAACAGATGTAGCATCAGCATTTGATGACTTATTCAATTCTTAATAAGGAGTTATAAATGGCTAAAAGCAAAAGTAAGTCAGAACTGGAAGATGCATTAGCAAACACCCTGGCAGATAGTATTAACAAACAATTCAAAGGTCAAGCACTTAAAACTGCATTCTTTTTAGATGGCGATGATGATTCTCCGAGCAATGTTAAAGAATGGATTTCATCAGGTTGCGACTCACTTGATTTAGCAATATCGAACCGCCCTCACGGAGGATTTCCTGTAGGGCGGATCACTGAAATTACCGGGTTAGAAGCTTCTGGTAAATCATTATTAGCATCACATACTTTAGCAGAAACGCAAAAGAAAGGTGGATTAGCAGTTTATATTGATACAGAAGCAGCAACCAGCAGTGAATTTCTTCAAGCAATTGGGGTTGATTTAAAAACCATGTTGTATGTTCCATTAGAAACAGTTGAGGAAATATTTGAAACAATTGAAACTATTGTTGAACAAGTTCGTAAATCAGATAAAGATCGTTTAGTTACAATCATTGTGGATTCAATCATGGGTGCTTCAACTAAAATTGAAATGTCCGCAGAATATGACAAAGATGGCTATGCAACATCAAAATCTATTATCTTATCCAAAGCAATGCGTAAAGTTACTAATTGGATTGCACGAGAAAGAATTTGTCTCATATTTACCAATCAGTTACGTACTAAAATGGGCGTATCATTTGGAGATCAATGGACAACAGCTGGTGGTAAAGCAATTCCATTCCACGCTTCGGTAAGACTTCGTTTAAAAAATACGGGTATGATCAAAGCAAAGATTAATGGCGTTGAACAAGTCGTTGGAAGCAAGACAGAAGTTCAAGTTGTTAAGAATCGTATGGGACCGCCACATAGAAAAGTAAATTACGAAATCTATTATGATAGCGGAATTGACAATTATGGCGGATGGTTAGAGACCATGAAAAAATTTGATTTAGTTAAACAATCCGGAGCGCATTATACATTGGAAGATGTTGATACAGAAACTGGAGAAGTATTTGGTGAAATTAAATTTCAATCAAAAAACTTTATTGATAAAGTAATTTCCAAACCGGAAGTTAAAAATAGGTTATATCAAAGAATTTGCGATGCTTACATATTCAAATATCAAGCTGGAATCGACGGCGGAATTGATGATGTAATTATCACCGATGAAGTTTATGATGAAGAAGGGTAACATTACAAATTAACAAGTTATGAATTACCAAAGAATACATGATGCTATAATTGATAGAGCTCGCAATCGAAAGTTGTCTGGGTATCGAGAACGGCATCATGTTATTCCTAGGTGCTTAGGTGGAAATGATGATAAAATCAATTTAGTCAAATTAACAGCACGAGAACATTTTATCATACATAAGCTCCTTTGCGAAATATATCCTAATGAGCCAAAGTTAATTTATGCTTATTGGATGATGTCTAGAAACGTTTCAAATTCTAAATATAAACGAGAGTATCGAGTATCAAATAGAGATTATGAACGAGTAAAACAGTTATTCAGTGAGGCATCTAGTTTTAGACAAAAGGGTCAACCATTATCTGAAGCACACAAACAAAAACTTCGAATTGCAGCAAAAACAAGAAAAACTAGAATTCCAATAAAACATTCAGAAAAAACAAAAGAAAAATTAAGTGCCTTATGGAAAGGAACAACGAGATCAATTGAAGATAGGCAAAAAATATCTGAGGGTCAACGTGGTAAAAAACATAAAATAATAAAATGTCCATATTGTAACATTGAAGGTGGAAATCGAACAATGAAACGATGGCATTTTGATAAATGTAAAAATAAATAAATTATGAATAAATATCAAGAATTGTTTAACAAATTAAAAGAAGAACGTGCCGTCAACACCGATGTGAATGATCATATCATGGTGTTTGACGGCCTTTAGCTTAACACATTCATCCGTAGCTTTGGCGCCACTCCTGCATATAATGAAGATGGTGACCATATAGGTGGCATTACTGGATTTTTATATTCGGTTGGCAAAACAGTTAGAGACTTTCGTCCTAGTCGTTGTGTAATCGTATTTGATGGTAGAGGAGGCTCTGCAAAAAGAAAACGCATATACAGTGATTATAAAGGCAATAGAGCTAATAAAACTAAATTGCGTCGACATGATCATCATGAATCTACATTAGAAGAAGAACAAGAATCAATGCGACATCAATTTAGCAGATTGGTTTCATATTTAGATAATTTGCCAGTTACATTTATTTCAATGGATGGAATTGAAGCAGATGATACTATTGCATACATAACTCAAATGTATCAGGATATTAGCAAAAAGATTACAGTGGTATCTACAGATAGAGATTTCTATCAATTGATAAGTCCTACATTGCAAGTATGGTCTCCTATCAAAAAGAAAATGTATGATACAGATGCATTGATTGAAGAGTTTGGAGTTCATCCTGCAAATTATGTTGTATATCGTACATTTACTGGAGATGCATCTGATAATATTCCAGGTGTTGATGGATTCGGTCCAAAAACAATTCTAAAAACATTTCCGGAATTAGCAAGTAGCAAAGAGTTTACATTAGATGATTTACAACGTAAATGTAAAATGTTAACTGAATCGAAAAGTCATCAAAAAGTTCTTAATAGTTATGAAACGATTGATAAAAATTATCGTTTAATGAACATAAAACTTTTAGATATTCCTGCTCAAACATCAACAAAGATAAGAGGTATCATGGATCAGCCAATACCATCACTTAATCGTTCAGAGTTTCAACGATTATTTTATGAAGATAAGATGTGGTCAATCATGAAGAACCTGCCAGATTGGTTAAACAATACTTGGTTGTCGTTAAATGCATTTGCAAAACAAACCCAACATTAATTTGATTTTTAAAATGTTTTATTTATATTGTATATATGACAGATAAATTAAGTGAATATGGATATGGCTTCCAAGTAAAAGTCATATCAGCAATGTTTACGGATAGATCATTTTTACAACAAATTGCAGATATCATTCAATCAGATTATTTTGAATCAGATGCAAACAGTTGGTTGTTAGAAATTATACTTACGCATTTTCGAGAATATAAGTCTCCACCGTCAAAAGATGTACTTAAAGTTAAAGTTACTGAAATTGACAATGATATTTTAAAAACAGCAATATTAGAACAATTGAAAGAAGTATTCCGATACATGGAATCAGATGATCTTTCTTTTGTTAAAGATGAAATCCTTAAATTTTGTAAGAATCAAGAAATCAAACGAGCCATTATGGATTCGGTTGGATTACTCAAAATGGGTAATTATGATGAAATAAAAACCAAAATTGACGGAGCAATGAAAGCCGGCGCCGATACCAATATTGGATTAGATTACAAGGCAAATATTGCAGCTCGTTATGCAGAAGCATCTCGTCAGACTATTACTACGGGTTGGGATGTTGTTGATGACTTGATGGATGGTGGTTTAGCTCCAGGAGAATTAGGAGTAGTAATGGCTCCTGCAGGTATAGGTAAATCTTGGATGCTTATTAATATAGGTGCAAATGCAATGAGAGCTGGCCACACCGTTATACATTATACATTAGAGCTCAATGAAAATTATGTAGGTCAACGCTATGATTCAGTTTTAACAGGCATTAATGCACAGACATTAAAACATCATCAAGACACCGTACAAGAAAAAATGAATTCATTACGAGGTGATTTGATTGTTAAATACTTTCCAACTAAATCAGTTGGCGTAATGGGCATAAAAGCACATTTGGAAAAAACAATCATGTTAGGCAAAACACCAGCATTAGTAATTGTAGATTATGGTGACTTGTTAAAGATCAATGCAAAAAAGGACAAACACGAAGCCTTAGAGGAGTTGTACGAAGAGTTAAGGGGAATGGCAGGGGAATATGGAATACCAGTTTGGACTGCATCACAAGCAGGAAGAAGCGCCTTAGAAGAAGATGTTATTGAAGCAGATAAAATTGCATCATCATATGGAAAAGTAATGGTTGCTGACTTTTTAATGTCACTTTCTAGAAAGGTTGAAGATAAGATGTCAGGTACTGGTAGAGGCCATGTTATTAAAAATAGATTCGGCCCCGATGGTATTACATTGCCTAGTAAAATTAACACAAATAATGGTCAATTCCAATTCTTTGAACCACAGACAACTCAAGGCAAACAAACTACTCAAACAATGAAAACTGGAGAAAATTTAATAAAGAAAAATTTAGCACAAAAGTTTAAAGATTTGGGCGGAACATTAGGATAAAAACATATTTATATAAAATTAGGCACGGATTCACTTCCGGCCTTTTTTTATCTAAAAACATATTAAGTTAATAACATTTAAAAGGATTTACGCAATGTTTTATGTATATTTACATGTCAGAGGTGATACCGGAACACCATTTTACGTAGGAAAAGGTTATAGAAATCGTTATATGCAACGAGATCGAAAAAATTTACAATGGAAACATATAGTAAATAAACATGGGTTTGATACTATTTTCTTAGAAAGAAATTTAACAGAATCAAAAGCTTTTGAATTAGAAATGTATTGGATTAACCGAATTGGTCGATTAATTGACAATTCTGGACCATTAGTAAATATAACAATTGGAGGAGATGGTTGTACGGGACGTTCATGGAATGGTAGTCGATCTGGAATTCAAAATCCTATGTATGGTAAAATTCAAACCGAAGAAACAAAGAAAAAAATTTCTGATTCAAAAAAAGGTAAAGCTAGACCTGCGCACGTGCAAGAAATATTACGAAATGCAGGAAAAGGCAAAATTGGAAAATTAAGTAATAGATTCGGAACAACGCATTCGGAATCTGCAAAAGAAAAAATGCGAAATGCTTGGCAAAAAAGAAAACAAAATAATATAAAGGAAAATGATGGAAATATCAAATAAGATTTTAAGCGAGATTACCGTTTATATGAAATATTCAAAATACATCCCCGAGCTCAATCGTAGAGAAACGTGGGAAGAATTAGTTACAAGAAACAAACAAATGCATCAAAAAACTTATCCACAATTAACGGATGAAATTGAAAGTGCATACAAGTTTGTATATGCAAAAAAAGTATTACCATCGATGCGTAGTTTGCAATTCGGAGGAAAACCAATTGAAATCTCCCCTAACCGAATTTACAATTGTGCATATTTACCAATTGATGATTACAGAGCATTTGGTGAAGCAATGTTTTTGTTATTAGGCGGTACCGGAGTTGGATATTCAGTTCAAACACATCACGTAGAAAAATTACCAGAAATACGTAAACCAAACACAAAAAGAAATCGTCGCTATTTAATAGCTGATTCAATTGAAGGTTGGGCAGATGCAGTTAAGGTATTAGTTAAATCATATTTCACAGGTGGATCATCATTTGTATTTGATTTTTCTGATATTCGTCAAAAAGGTGCAAGATTGGTAACATCCGGAGGAAAAGCTCCAGGTCCACAACCACTTAAAGAATGTTTGATTAAACTTCAAGGAATTTTAGATGCAAAAGAAGATGGAGATAAACTTTCACCAATTGAGGTGCATGATATGGTTTGTCACGTTGCAGATGCAGTATTAGCCGGCGGTATTCGTAGAGCAGCACTTATATCTTTGTTCTCTGCAGATGATGAAGAAATGATTGCATGTAAGTCAGGTAACTGGTGGGAAACTAATCCACAAAGAGGCCGTGCTAACAATTCAGCAACATTAATGCGTCATAAACTTACCAAAGAATTCTTTATGGATTTATGGAAACGAGTTGAATTGTCAGGAGCAGGAGAACCAGGTATCTATTTAACAAATGATAAAGATTGGGGAACTAATCCATGTTGTGAAATTGCACTACGACCATTCCAGTTCTGTAACTTATGTGAAGTAAATGCATCGGATATTGAATCACAAGAAGATTTAGAAGCACGTGTTAAGGCTGCAGCATTTATTGGAACGCTTCAAGCTGGGTATACTAGTTTTCATTATTTACGTCCTGTTTGGCAACGCACAACTGAAAAAGATGCATTGATTGGCGTATCAATGACAGGTATTGGTTCCGGTACTGTATTAGGCTATGATATGAAAGCCGCAGCAAAAACAGTTAAAATAGAAAATGAAAGAGTTGCAGCACTTATTGGAATTAATCGTTCAGCTCGTACAACGACTGTAAAGCCTGCAGGAACAACATCACTTACTTTAGGAACATCATCAGGTATTCATGCATGGCACAATGATTTTTATATTCGTAGAATCAGAGTAGGAAAAAATGAAGCAATTTATACTTATTTAGCAATTAATCATCCTGAATTAATTGAAGATGAATATTTCCGTCCACATGACACTGCAGTTATTTCTATTCCACAAAAGGCACCAGCTGGGGCAATTCTAAGAACAGAATCACCTTTCCAATTATTGGATCGCATCAAACGAGTGCATTTAGAATGGGTTAAACCAGGACATCGTTC